GCTTCTATTAAAGAGATCAGACCTTGGATTGAAACTAGGCCATCAACCTAATGCAAATCAAACTACCTTTGGATGTTTACTATTCAAAGAAAAAAAAATTTATTTTAAATCTTAACAACTATAGAAACGCACACTATAGAGTTTTATCTACAGCAAAAAAAATATACTCAGAAGATCTCGTAGAAAAAATACAAGACTTACCTAAGTTTAGTGAGCCAGTTAGATTGACTTACACCTACTATGCTAGGAGTAATCGAAGGCTTGACATAAGCAATCCATGTTCAGTCATAGATAAGTTTGCTTGTGATGCTTTGGTTAAAGCCGGGATTATACAAGACGATGACTTCAAACAAGTAAAGGAAGTTGTTTATAAGTTTGGTGGGGTAGATAAAGATGATCCTAGATGTGAGCTAGTAGTTGATATATTCTAGGGTCTGCCTGTTAATATTTTATTTATCTCTTCTTCTCTTAATACATCTGCTGCTCTTCTAACTGGTGGAGCGACTGGTTTGTTTCTTGGATCTTGAAATTGTCCTCTAAGACTTTGCCCTGTTAGATCTATTTGAGAAAGTCCGAGGTCAGCAATAGGAACTGGTTGAGCTGCTTTTCTTTTTGTGCCAGATATTGCAAAGTCAATAACATCTTGGTTTGGCTCAATTGGATTAAACAAACCAAGAAGAACATCATCTCTGTTTGCAACTTTTGCAATTTTTAATTGTTCTTCAATTTCAAATTCTTTTAAACCTAAAGTTCTTGCATCTTCAATGGCTGTGTAAAGAGTTCTTAAAGAATTATATCTATCTTCATTGGTATTAATATAACCTTGAATAAAATCTTCAGCGTCTCTTCTGTTGTTAGATCTTAACAATCTATTAAATTCATTGGTTGTTTCTCTAATAGCTCTTTTTGCTTCAGCTGCTTTATAGTAAAGAGATCTATCAATTTGAGGTTTAATAACTTTAATACCAGAAAAAGCTGACACCATTGTTTCTGCAACATCAATGGGTTTTCCTCTTGGGCTGATTAAACCTTCTTTACCTGTAGCTAATGAAGCCGCGGCTGTAACAAAATCTTTGGGCACAATCTGAACACCATCTGCATCTATCTCAGCCCTTATAGGAAAGATTGTTGGTGCTACTGCGTTAAAGAAATGCAATGTTCCTTTTGCCATTTTCTCGCCTAACATATCCGATTCGTTATAAATAGTTTTACCAGTTTCTGTTTTACCAACCAAAGTTGATTCATATAAAGCTTTCGCACCCATGCTTGGAGATAAGAAAGGACTGACAAACTCACCAACCATGTCAACAGATGCATTGGTTGCAATATCCATTAGCCCGGCTTCGTTTCTTTCGCCATTAGCATAAGCATTCATTACTGCTTTAAAAGGTTTCTGCAAGTAATCATATGGGTTGGTATAACTAAAGTTATATAAACCTGTAATGTTTCCTTGTGCATCTGTGCCTGTTGGAATCATAGTCGCTGTTTTTTCCCAAGGTGCAGCAAAAGATCTTTTGTATGCATCGAGTTGTTCTTTGTCAGCACCAGTCATGCTTAGTGCTGTTGCTGTTAGACCTGCTGGAATGCCAATTGTTGTTGTTAGGCCGCCAGCCAATCTTCGTGCGCCAACTTTTTGCAACTCTGGATTACTGCTTGCTATTTCTTTAATTGCTCTTTGTAAAGTATTTAAAGAATTTCTAATAACTTCAGCCGGGAAAGCTGTAAAGTTACCAACGACTGGCACATAGTTCAATGACTTAACTATTTCTGGAACTCTAGAGTAAGTAGGTGTTACATTTAAAGCTATGTCAGCAGATTCACCCTTAATGAATTTATCCACAACCTCATTGCCAGCAGCTTTTAACTCTCCAACATTTACAGTTCCATCTGCTTTAATAAGTTTTTGTATGTCTGGATCAGCCATGTTTTTTCCAGAGCTAACAGGAACAAAATCTGCATCTGAAGACTTTGCTATAACTTTACCAAACTTAGATTTTTCTCCGCTAAAGTTAATCATCCTGGCCGCGTTATCAGATCCTGTGTAAACTCCTTCTGCTTTTGACAGGGGTTTTCTCATAACATCAAAGACAGCTTGTGATTTTGCTTTAGCTAAAACTGCTACATCATCTGTGGCAAAAGTAGCAATATCAGAAAGTTCTTGAAGCTGTGTTCCTTTGCCAACCATAACTCCATATTCTCTAGCTTCTGCAATTTCTTTTGCATATTGAGCTTTCTTTCTTGGATCAAATATTCCAGAAAAAGCCATCTTAAAATTATCAGTAAATCTTCCACTTGGGCCAAGGTTACCGTTCATTAAAGCCATGAAAGGAACACTGGTGTTGTTTCTTATCTGAGCAGTTGGACCAAGAATAGTTTTACCATATTGAGATAAAGCCTTTAGACCAAGCAATCCTTGATAGATTTTTTTTAAAGGAGTTGGACTGTTTGCTAGCCAGTCTGTTGTTGTTTCCATTAAAGAGTCATGAAAAACTTTTGGTGCATAAGTGTTTCTTAAAGCACCAGCATCTTTTTTAAATCTTTTGTATAAGACTCCATCAATCGTGGTTTCGTCTGGAAGCTTTACTTTATTGTTTGCTCCAAGAGGAAGATCTGGTTCTCCTCTTGTATTTACAAATATTTCTTCAGGATTTTTTAAAAAACCTTTTCCTGTTTGGTCAATGTTAAGTTGATTTAAATTTCTTATATCATCAAAAGTTTTGGCTCTTCCTGACAAACCTGCAAGCTTGGTCATAGTAGATGATGCAGCAACTGCTTCATCTTGCAAAGCTTTTTTCCATTCTCCCGGTTTATTATAATCAAGAGCAGTAACTTCTCCCATCGCTTTTCTAACAGCTGGTAGATTTTTTAAATCTTTGCCTTGAAGTTGCCCAAACTTAATACCCTCTACAAAAAGCTCAGGTGTTTGATATGGAGTGTCTGCTGATCTAGGGTTAGTTAATAATTCAAATGCGTCATTTGCTTGTTGTGGAGTTCTGATTCCATCTACTTTAGCCAATAATTCATCAACAGCTTTTTTTCTTAATTCTGGATTAACTCTAAAATTTTTATCTATGATAGATCTATATACAGTTGTTCCATACAAGCCTGCATTTTCTCCGATTGCTTCTCTTAATTCTTTTGGTATTAATAATCTTGATATGGTAGCGTCTGGATCGCTAAAATCAAAAATAGCTTGTTGTTCTAATTTAAACATGTTTTGATTATTTTCCATGATTTTAGATATCTCGTTGCCTTTGGGAACTCCTAAAGCATCATAATCAATTTTGTTTCCGGGACCTTCAAAGCTCTTAATCTTTTTCATTGCTTCTCTTTGATACTCAATCATCTTAGCTTTCTTTTCTTTACCAGTAAGATTTGGAAACTCTCTCTCAACTTTTAATAAAGGGGCTCTATAAGTAGACATAGCTTTTGTTATTTCTAAAGCATCTTGAGAATTCATTTTGCCACCTACTGAAACTGCATCTTCAAGAGTTCTTCTAACAGCATTCATAGAGTCATTGATTGGATTGACAAGTGAAGCTAAATAAAATGATTTGGCTTGCATTGCATCCATGATGTATTTATTGTTTGCTGCTGTTTGTTCGTATTTACCGCCATAAGTAAAATATTTTTTTAGATAATCTACAACGCCTTTGTCAGCTTTATTTGCAGAAGCTAAAGCAGCAGTGCCATCTCCAAACTTAGGAGTAGCTTTAGCTATTGCATTCATGTATGGAGCAGCCAAGTCAAGCCCAGCGCCAATACCCTTTACAGCCCCGGATACAGCAACTGGTGCTGCATACATAACAGCAGCAGTTTCACCTAAAACTTGCAATCTTTCAGTGAGTCTTGCTAAAGCAGCATCTCTGCCTTCTAAATTTCTTAATCTTTCTTCATCGCTTTCTTTATCAAACAACATATCAGCAAACGTATCAACATCATCAGTTGCTACAGCTGCGTCTACCGCGGCTAAAGTTCCTAGCTGTTGCAACTTAGTCATTTTTGATATAGCGCTTGCAACACCAAGACCTGGTATTCCAAACTGAGCAACCATTTGTGCGGTCTTACCAGCTGTACCTTGAACATCTGGTTTAATGTCTTCAAAGAATTCGTTTACATCATCAGTTACATCTGTGTTGAACAAAAGATCTAAGCCAGTTGTAGGTATGGTTGCAATACCTTGAGGTATAGAAACAACACCTGCAGCTATGCCTCGGCCTATGTCTCCAATAACAGAGTCAGATTTTTTAGATTTTCTTTTTGTAAATTTTTGAGAGGCTTTCTCTATCTCTTTTGGATCATCGCTTTCAATAAAAACTTTTTGCCCATTAGCCAGTGTAATAATAGGCATTAGTTTACACCTTTGCTTTTGCCATTATTTTTGCGTTAAGGACATCGTAATTACCGCCTGAGTCTTTATACATTTGAAGTAATTGAAGATCAGATAATTCTTGACCAGTTGATGAGTCTAAAACAACATCGTCATCATCATAATCTTCTCCATAAAGATTTTTTAAAATTTGTTGTTTTAAAATAACTGCATTTTTTGCATCAGCGCTTGGATCAGAGGCTTCTGCGTTAAGTTGTCTCATAGCTTTTAAAATTTCTGGATTTTTTTGTATCGCTTCAAGTAACTTAATCTGATCAGGAACTTCTCCTTCTTGTCTTGCTTGTTCTGCCATAACGCCACCAGCGAAATCAGCAAGACCGCTTCTTTCAACAATACCCTCTGATGGTGTCATCATAGCTACAAAGCCAGCCATCATTTGTTTTGCAAACTCAGGATCTCTACCAAGCTTGTCAGTGTAACTTGCTGGGAAAGATGCAACGTAGTCTACAAAAGTAGGTTTAGTTCTTCCAGCTGCTTGAGCTCTTTCTAATGCTTTAGCATAGTTAAAGTCTCTGAGTGATGAGTCTGCATCTAGAACATCTTTGTCTCCACCGCCAGTAGCTATTGGTCCTAAATCTGTTTCTGTGGTTTCTTCGTCACCACCAAGTAAAGCACTACCCAATCCGTAACCAAGGCCTCCAAGAGTTCCATAAGTGCCTATAGCTCCAGCAAGAGGTTTAATATTTCTTTTGGCAGCTGAAGCAAGATCTGTTGCCATTTTAGCAGAGCCTCTGATTGCCGCTGCTGTGTAAGGATCTACAAAATCAAGAGCGCTTGGTCCTTCAGGAGCGTCTTTAGATATAGCTGTTTCTTTTTCCTTGTCTGCTTTCTTTTTAGTTTTTGTTTTCTTTTTTGGAGTTACTTTTTTTGCTAATGCTTTTATGCCAGCTTTAAGAGCGGCTACTTTACCGCGTGGCACACCGCCATCTGCAAGTTGAGCTATACCACCACCAGCCATTCTCATTACGCCCGGAGCTTCAAAAGGTCTTATTGGAATAAACTCTCCGCCTGTCATTTCTGGAGTATCTCCGGGAGACGTTCCTAGTTGACTAGCAAATTCTGCAAAAGCAGCTAGTCCTTTCTTTTTATCAAATGGAGTTTTTTTATCTCCTATTTCAGCTGCAATATCTTCTGGTGACATACCCTCTATATCAAGAGCTACGCCTCCATCTTCTTCAAAGTCAATAAATTCATTGTCTTGCATTTCTGCTAGATCTTCTGCGGCATCATCTAAAGCATCATTGGTAAATATATCTTTTGCAATGTCTTGCATTTCTGGATCTAAAGCTATGTCTGCTACTATAGCTCCAGTTGCTATGCCTCTTGTGTATGGATTATTGGCCTTGGATACAACGTCTGCTCCTTTTTTTATTTTTCTTAATTTGTTTGCTGTGCTCAATGCTTTTATTCCACCAGCAGCCCAGCCAGCAAAAGGCACTGCTAAAAGATAATCTAAAGGATTGGATGGATCAAAAATTAAACCATCTTTACCAAACATTTTGTATCCTTCTCCACTGTCTGAAACCTCGCTTGTATAGCCACTAGCACCAGACATATCATCAACTTGTTGTTTTTGCATGATAGCTTGCATGATCTCTTCATCGCTCATGCCAAAAGGTTGAACGCCTAACTGTAAAGCTTTTTGTACTAGATCGCCATCAGCATATCCTCTTGGCTCTAGTCCTGACATGATTCCGTACATTATAATATCCTTCCGTAATCTACAGCGTAGTAGCCATCTTTTACTGTAATCGCATCAGGTTTAACCTCAAGAACTTCTTGCGCTAATACACCTTCTGTTGGTTCAGATTCAGCGCCAATAGATTTACCTGTTTCATTCCAGTCCCATGTGTACCAACCAACGCCTGGTTCTAGCTCGCCAACTTTTTTAATATTTTCTTTTAAATCTGTATCTGATAAAGCATAAATACTAGCAGCTGATCCAAGAGCTCCAAGCGCTTGAGAGAATCCACTAGGCTTCTGATAACTTTGTGGCTGATAAGGACTTCCTTGTGTGCCACCGCTGATTTGACCTGTCGGCATACCAGCAAGTAATTGTTGTCCTTGGAATAATCTTTGCATTGGCTCGCCTGCAAGTTGTTGCGCTCCAGCAAACTGTCTTGATAGTGCTGCTTGCTGAGTAGCCTGGCCTTGCTGACCGAGTTGGTTAAGTAAATTAATTTGACTTCCTAGTTGACCTTGAGCTTGTTGACCTAGTCCTGCTAGCCCACCGCCAATCTGTCCAAACTGTCCACCCATGCCAGCAGCTAATTGTCCAAGCCCACCAAGAGCTTGACCTATTTGTGCTTGCTGTCCACCCAATCCTGCTTGCATAGATGCAAGTCCTTGTTGAGCACCACGTTGTTGTTCAAATGCTTGTTGCGCTTGTTGTTGAGCTTGACCAAACCCAGCGCTTCTGATTCCAGAGACAGCCTCAGCTGCACCACGTCCTGTTTGACGTGCTAATTCTTCTTGGGTAATTCTACCTCTAGATCCACCAAATGCTCCAGCTGATACAGCTTGATCCCTAAGACCTATATCTTGTTGTCTAGCTTGTCTGTTTATATCTTCTAATGTTTGTTGAACAACTTGCTTTTCAAATGGATTATAAAAATCTAGAGCCATAGATGGATCGTACATTCCTGTAGTACCCATAGCTGTTTCTTCAGCTCTAGCTAATGCACCAAGGCCACCACTAACTGCTTCACGGGCACCCGGCAAATATCCATAAGCTTCATCTAAAGCTCTCTCTTGTCTACCGAAGAGTCGACCAGCTTCGGTTAGATAAGGTTGATATTCTCCTAGTCGGCCTGCTTGTTGTCGAGCTTGGATTTGTAAAGGAGTAAGCCCAGCAGTTTGCTCGATAGGAATATCTCTTGGTCTAGATATAAGACCTTCGTATTCACCAGGTGCGCCAAAGTAAGATGCTAGTAATCTACGAGAATAATCTTCTGCATATGGTTGAACAAAAGAATAACCAGTCTGAGGCGCAGTAATAACCTGTGCTTCTGGACCCATTTTTGTTTTACTACTTAGACACATCTTCTATTTATTTCCTATAATACATACCGCCTATCTGGTGAAAGCCTTTTTTGTCAAAAAGTTTCTTAGCTCTTTCTACACCTTCTAGGTTAAAAATGCCAAGAATCAAAGGCTTGTCTTGCTCTTTAGCATAATCTATTACTGCATCTATTAAAAGATGTGACGGTGGAATTTGGTTTTTTAAGTTTCTGTATTCAGGTAAAACATAAAACCAACCATCGCCAATGTATTGTTCTGCTGACCACCAATAATCATCTGGTCCTGCTGCAATACTACCAATGATTGTATCACCATCTAGTACATTATACACAATACCGTTAAACAAGAAATGATTTATATGAGAGGATGCTCGTCCCCACTCAATGGATGGAGATCCTTCGCCTGAAAGAGAATGTTCTGCCCAAAAGTTTTCTGCTAGAAAATCAGCTATGCGTTTACCATTTTCTGGATTAGGTTCTACCCTTTCTAAGGTTAGATTCATACAAGTTTTTTAGCTATTTCTTCTCCGAATTTTTGCATCTTGTACATTTCACGAGCGCCTAATAATCTTTGTTCGTATTCATCGTTAGGATCTGCACCAGCTGCAAGGCCAATACCTCTAACTGCTGCTGAGTTAGTCACAAACTCGCCATCGCTTAACATGGCTGGTATCTTATCGCCTCTTTCACCACCGGGTCCTGTAACTAATTGATCTCTTTCAGGAAAATCTTCAACGCCCATCTCGCCTGTGCCATCTGCATAGGCTTGAACATAAGCACCATCTTTTGCATATAACTGACTGGCTATACGTCTAGGTTGTAGATCATCTATAAAGGTGGCTTCTTTTGGAGGTGCTACCAATGGAGAGAAAGGTACGCCTTTGGCTTGTGCATAAATTTTAGATACTTCAGATGGATAAAATCTATATGCATCTGGTGTTTTGTCTTGAGCATCAATGCTGATTGGAGCGCCAGGTGTTGTATCTCTGTAACCCATTGATCTAGCATAAGACCCTATGCCTTCTGATGGTGCACCATAAGCTCTAGCAAGTGCATTGGCCATAGCTTCTTCGCTATCTTCTTCGCCAAGATCATCAATATCCATTCCTAAAATATCTTCGTAATATCTTCTAATGTAATCTTGATCTATGTTATACATTCCAGCAGGTCCACCATATTGAAACTTTGCTATGCCGCCATACATATAACCTGGTACATCATAACCAAATCTTTCTTCTACCAAAGCTGGTTCTTCTTTTGCCAACGATTTTATTCCTTTATTTGCTGTTTCTAGATTCTTCATTGTTTTGTTTTTTTAGTTCTCGTTCTTGCATTAATATTTTTAATTCATGCCAACGATAAAATCGCTGATTCACATCATCCCAGAACCAGCCTTTATAATCGTATAGTCCTTCCATGTGGTTAATTTATCATAAAGTTAAGGTGATATCACCATTTGTTTGAATACTAATAACTCCTAATTGTGCATTGGCCTGGTAGCCATGAGGACTAACAGGAGCATGTAGTTGTAACCAAGCGTTGCCAGTGTAAACCTGTAGTACGCCAATAGATGTATTCCATATCACATCGCCAGCGTTAAAAGCAAAGGTACTTATTTCACTGTCATTAAACTGTGGTGTCGAATTTGGGTCAAACTTTCCTAAGTTAATCTCTAGTATTCTAACTAGCCGATTGAATGTGTTCGCATCAACCTCAGTTAATGCTAATGGTAACCTACTATCAAGAAGTTTTGCCATTATCTTCTGCCATCAGTTCTAATATCGAATCTATTAGCTCCTAGTCTCCACTTAAATCCAGTGCGTACTCCTACATCTGCATCATCATCTGACTGCACTCTAAATACCATTTGCCTTGCTCTTGCTCTTACAAAGTTTTGATCAGTTGTGCTTGTAACATTGTTTGTAGAATTTACTGTTAAACTTTCTCCGGGATAGTTTCTTGTTTTTAAAACATAATTTATTTGGCCGCTTGTGGGGGTGGATCCAAAAAATTTAACGTCAGGAATAATTCTACTTATAAAACCAAATTGGTTACCTTCGTCAATATCGATATCACCAGATTCAATAAAGACATTGTCCATCGGAGAACCGTCTGCATCTGAGCCATCTTCTTGATTATATAAAATGCTATTGTTTTCGGAACCATGTGTTGCCAACGGATTATTAAATATTCCTTCATCTAACCAAGCTGTTCTTGATAGCTCTCCTATACTCCAAACATTTTCTAAATAATTATAAGTAACATATCTATCTATATCATTACTGCTTCCAGAACAATAGAACCATCCTATCTCATTAAATTCTTTATTGCTAAAACTAAATATTTTAAATGACTGTGTTGTATTTAAATCATCTAAAACATAGTTAAGTACACTACAGCTAACTCTTTGAACAGATCCTGTGTATTTATAAAATCCATCTCTAGCCATCCAGTAAATTCCATCAGGTGCATTAATAGCTCCATTAGGAGATATCATGCCAACATTTTCATTAATTAGGTTAACGCCAAATGTAAAAGGAGCACCAATAAACTGCATCGAATATAAAGATGTATCAGTCCAAATAAGTATTTCTTGTCTTGCTCTTAGGCCGCCAACTATTTGAGATCCAGAAGATAGTCTTATATCTCCTGCTGTATTGGTGGCTGTTGGCTCCCAATCTGTAACACTTTCTTGACTACTAAAAGCTATCAGCAAAGGATCTACACTTCCTGTTCTTGCGCTGCCAACAATCGGATCTGCACCTAAAACAATAACATGTCTGTCAATATCACTAACAATCGTTTGAAGGCCAACAGTTGGAGCAAGATTAGATCCTGACAATGATGTAATATCTACCGCTCTATTTGCTACACCACTTGATGTATCCCAGTAATAAATACCACCAGCTCTTGGATTCATAACTAAATCTTCACCAAATGCATCGTGTGACCACAGCCTTAATTGGTTAGCAAAATTAGCAGCTGCTGCAGATCCCCATGTGCCACTGCCCCATCCGTTAACACCCCAACCTGTAGATGGAACGTAAACGTTTAAACCTGTATTTATTTGATAAGCACCTACTGTAGAACTTCCACCATTCCCGGTATCACTTGCATTTGCAGTCACAATAGATCCATCAGTATCTTTAGCTTCTATTGTATAAGAGTCAGCATCTATTATGGTTGCTATTTGATATTCTTGATTAAGAACTGTAGCAGTAATATTGCCACCAAGAGATACTGCGCCTGAATATGTTACAAAGTCATTAGCTACAGCTCCATGTGCAGTATCACTAACAGTGATAGTAGCATCTCCATCAACAGCTGAAAAAGTTACATCGCCAGCAGCAGTCGTAGATCTTATTGGAGTAATGTCATCAAAGTTAGAGCCCTCTTTGATATAATATTTTAAATTGGTTCCTAGGCCTAAGAATTTAGTTGATGATAAAGATACCCAAGCAAGTAACGCTCGACAAGCTCCCAAGAAAGTATTTGAAGTATTTTTGGTCCAACCACCTATTTTTTCTGGCAACCCTTTTCTGAATCGAACAAGGTTACCATCTGCCCAACCGCCTTTGTCCATAAGGTCTGTCATCTCTTTGTTGATGCCGGGTTGAAATGTAAGTTTTGTTAAAGGCATATTCTATTAATCTGTTTTACCTAAAGGACTTAGCTCTGGTGTTTTGTTTATCTTTAACAAAGCTTGAAGCAAAGAATCCCTTGAATCTATTTTATTTAAAGTTTTAATGCTTTTAGATACTTCAGTTAAATTTTTTGTACCATCATACACATCAAAAAACACTTTATTAATTGGCAAAGCAACAAAACAAAACATGTCGATTTGACCATTTCCATATCTTACCACTTTATTTTGGCGAATGTTATTAGCAGTTCTTTTACTTGTACGCAATTCCCAACGATAATAATCGTTGTCTCTTCTTGTATACACAGTATTGGTAGTCTTTACTTGAACCCTGTAAAGATTGTTATCGTGGTCAAGAATAAGGTCTGCTCTGTGCCCCGGTGGGGTTGGAATTACAGAGTCGCAATATCTCAGCAAGTATGATGCTGCTAAATATTCTCCTGCTAATGATATTCTAGCAGAGGACTCAGACATTTTATTTTATTTTTCTCGACTTACGCCTTTTGTTTTTTCGTATGATCTAGCACCCGCTAGCCCAAGCATTCCCATTACTATAGTGGACAGTTGCGAGAAGTCAAACTCTGGCAAGTCTACAGTGTTACCAGATAAAACTAAAATCCACTCTATAAGCGGTGCAAATATAAAGTGATAAGCTAAAGATACTCCACACACCCAGCCGATAAATGGCCGCCAGCCAGCAACAAATATAGATTTATGCGCTGCTTCTTGTTGGTTTACTTTTATTTGAGCAAGATTAGCATCTTGAATAGACATTAATAATTCGTGTTCTAGTTTTTGTTTAAGATCTTTATCAGCAACAAACTTATCTAAAATGTCGCTAACTGGACCAATTAACTTATCAATCATTTTAGTTTAATTGGCTTGTAAACAAAGTAAGTTGCAAGCAATCCTGAAGCTACAGCTGTTAATGCAGCTTCGCCAAATACACCAGCAAAGTGAGATGGATGAACCATCAAATCACCAACAAAACAAGCTGATGCAATCGTTACTCCGTGAAACCATTTCTTATCTTTGTATTTTTTAAGAACAGTATAGCCAAGTAAAATTGCTCCAAAGCCTGCAATAATTCCTGTTTTGTTTGCTTTAATCCAGTGGTCAAATGTAAGAGCAAATAAGTTGCCCTGTACCATCATAGGAAAGCAAACATAACAAGCCTGTTGCCATTTAATAAAAAAGTCTTTTGCTATTTGTTTAATCATTTTTTTGCGCTGCCTCCAAC